CGCCAAGCAACTGGATGATCTGATGAAGAACAATCCGGAGATTGGCGACAAGCTGTTGCAGAAAAAGATCGGCCTGCACAAATAATTATTGGCGGGGCATTCCCATCGGGCTGAGCATCGGCGGGCCTTGCATCAGCGAGTTGGCGCGCAAGCCCGGATCGGATTGAGCGGCTTTCTGCGCCATCGCCTGCACGCGCTGTTGGTGCAGGAACAGTTCGACGTTCGCCATCTTCGCCTTTTCTAGGTCTTCAAACATCGCGCCGTGTAATTCCGCTACCGGGAAATAGCATTTCTGTCCGAAGTCATCTTCGATAAAAGTAATTGCGCCTTCGCGGTGTCTTGTCAGTTCAAATGCAGCTTGTGCTTTTTCTTCTTCCTTGAAAAGCAAACGCCAAGCGGTCGAACCAAGCGCAATGGTCACTGCAAACATTTTCTAGCTTCCTGTTTTGGGGTTGGCCCATGCGATGAATTGCTCGATGGGTATTCTCACGCACTGCTTTGTGATTCGTCTTCGAGGCGGGCCGCCTTTTTCGAAAGGCTTTTTTAGGTAGCGGCGAAATGTTTTGTCAGAGATGCCGATGTAGGCTGCCGCTTCCTTTATTGTAAAAAAATGATTGGAGAGGGCACCTTTGGCCGTCGTTGTCATCGCGGGGGGCTCTTTGCTCATGCAAACACCTCAGAAGGTATCAAAGTACAATAAACGTCTACATCGTGCAATAGTGTTTCTGGCAATAAAAACCAATGGTTATACGCCGGAGTTACCGTAACTTCTTCAACCCCTCCGGCCTTTGAACGTGGAAGGGTCCGTTATGACCTTCGAGCGCAATCGTCGCGGCCGGAAGCACAAGCGTAAGTAACCGGCTCATGCCTGAAACCGCCCCAGCCGCTGCACCTCAGCAACAGCAAGCCCCCTTCGGCCAGTCCCCCGCCACGGGGCCGACGCCGAACAAGGGGTTTGAGGCCGCTGCGGCGCAGCGGTTGGGGATGGTTGTAAAGCAATTGGAAGAAATCATCGGCACCGCTGGCGCCACGTCCGAAATAGGTCAGGCTGCACTGAAGATGCTGAACATCGGCGTCAAGATGGTCCCGCCCGGCGCCGTTTCCCCCGCCTCCGCCAAGAACAATATTGAGCAGATGGCGATGAAGAATACCCAGCAAGCGCAGCAGATGGCGGCGCTCAAAGCGCAGTCTCAAGGCGGCGGTCAGCCCGGCGCGCAACCGGGTGCTGCCGCTCCGCCCATGATGCCGAAAGCCGCCTGATGGAAATCAAGCGCAACATTTTCGAGTCGAGCGCCAAGATGCCGGCGCAGTACGAGCCGGTCGCGGTGCCGTTTTCCGACAAGGATACCGATTTCGCAAAAGTGCCCGGTCTTGGTAAGACTGCGCACGATGTTGTTCATGCGCGGTCCCCGCGCGTCGGCGAACAGAAGTAGGAGGACTGCAAAATGTCCAACGTGAATATCTTCCAGAACAGCTCGAAGTCGGTGCCCGAGAGCGACGAGCAGATCGTCCGCATCGACATGACCAAGAGCGACATCGGCGGGCGCAAGAGCCATCTGCCGTCGCAGATGAAGTCCGACAAGATGGGCGTCAGCCACGTTCCGAATGCCAGCTCCATGCCGGGGAATAAGTAACCATGGCAACCGTCGAGTTGGATGAAGTCGAGCTGATGCGCCTGCGCAAGCAGGACACCACCATTCAGGCTTTGATGCAGAATCCCAAAGCCAAGCGCAAGATTTTCGAGGCGTACAAGGACGTCGTTCCGGACGCCAAAATTCCCGAGCTGGAGATGGAGGCCGCCGCCAAGGCGCCCGTCGAGGCCCTGGAAAAAGAGTTCAAGGAATTTCGCGATGAGGTCGCGAAGGAACGCGCCGAGCGCGAGAAGAACGATCGTCTCAATGCCCTCAACGGCTCCGTTGAAAGCGGTATGACCAAGCTGCGTCGTGCCGGTTGGACCGATGATGGTCTCGCCGAAGTGCGCAAGCTGATGGACGATCGCGGTATTCTCGATCCGGAGATCGCCGCGGCGTACTACGAGAAACAGCATCCGCCGGCCGCGCCCGCCACGCCGTCAGGCATCGGCGGCTGGGATTTCACGTCGGCTCCGGCCGAGGATGACAGCTACACCAAGCTTTTGCTCTCGTCGAAAAGCGCCGCCGACAACGAGCAGCTTGCAATGAACGAAGCCAAGAAGGCGTTGAACGAGTTCCGTGGGGCGCAACAGCGCCGAGTAGCATAAGGAGTTAGACTGTGCCCCTTCCAGGATTAGGCGTCGCGCCCGCAGCAGGGTCGCTCTACAACGAACTCGCGGCCACCACACGGCGCGCGTTCGTGCCCCGCTTGTTCGTGCAGATTTACTACTCGTCGCCCTCATTGTTCTACATGATGGGCAATGCGCAGCGCGCAGCGGGCGGTCTCAATCAGGTTACGATCCCGATGCAGGGCGCATCGATGGTCCAAGGGCAATGGACCGGCTACGGCGGCGGGTTCAACTCGCCCGTCGTCACCCCCGGCATCCAGAACGGCCAGTGGAACCTCGCCTACTGGGTCGTGCCGGTGCCGCTGCCCTTCGGCGAAACGATCATCCAGGCAACCGATCGCGAGATCAGTCTGCTCAAAGCCCGCATGAATGACGTGCGCGCCATTACGACGCAGAACATGGCGACCAAGTTGTTCACCAACAACTCGGCCAACCCGCTTCAGCCGGACTCGTTCCTCTCGGCCTTCGACAACGGCACGAACTTCCCGACCTACGGCGGTATCTCGCGCAACGCGGCGGGCAACTCGGCCTTCAAAGGCCAGTACATCAACATGGGCGCAGGCTCGTGGGCGACGGTTGCCACGATCGGCTTTACCCGCAAGACGATGCAGGCCGTCATCAGCTACATCACCAATCAGGCCGGCGGCGAAGCCCCGACCTTCATCGTGATGTCGCCCGGTGACTACACCACCCTGAACAACGATTTCGTCGGCCAGGAAAACATCTACGTCAATCCCGGCGCCACCTACACGATGGATACATCGGCGCGGTCGAGCTTCCCGAACCTGATTGTCTCGGGCATCCCGATCTTTCAGGATTTCTTCTGCCCGGCCGGCTCGGCCTTCGCCGTCAACGTCAAGTACACCTCGATGTATTTGTCCGAAGACGCCGCGTTCGACTTCAGCGGCTTCTACTCGCTGGTCCCGCTAGGCCAGATCGGCCAGCAGGGCGTCGTGGTTGTCGGCTACGACATCATCTGCGCCAAGTCGGTGTCCGGCGCGTGGATTTACAACATAGGAGGCGCGGCTTACTGAAATGACCCAGCGAATCTCAGGGCCGGGGCTGTCCCTTCCATACCCCCAAAACCTCTATCCGTCGCAGCTTCAGTACGCGCCGCCCGACGCGCCGACGAACAGCATCTCGCTGGCTCCCGGCGACACGCTGCCGATCCCGGCCGGCGACTGGTTTGTGAACTGCGGCCAGTATTGCTTCCTCCAGTTCCTCGATCCCGTGACCAACATCTGGTCCATGGGGACGAACGCTGCATGGGGCGGCGGCCACCAGTTTGTCGTCAGCGACGGCTTCAACGTGCGGGTCGCCAACCTGCTTGGCTGCCCGCTCACGGCCTCCGTGACCAACTACGGTGCGGGCGGCTACGTGCAGTCGACCACGACCATCACGCCGACGCCTGGCAACTCGACTTGGGTGCCGATTGTCGGCGGCCAGCTCTCGGTCGGCTCGTTTCTCGCGCGTGGCGCGGGCTACGGCGTAGCTCCGGAAGTCTTCATTCCGGCCCCGCCCCCGGCATCCAACAACCCGAACGGCGTTGGCGGCATCCAAGCTTCGGCCTATGCCGTCATTACCGCCGGCACGATCACCACAATCAGCTTCACCAACCCCGGCGCCGGCTATCCGTCCACCTTTACGGCTGTGCTGATCCCGTCCCCGACCGATCCGAACCTGTCGGCGGGCATCACCAACGCTTCGATCTTGTTCTCGCTGGCAGGCAGTGGCTCGATCACCGGGGCGCTCTGTACCAATCCGGGCGCTCCGCTTGCAAACCCCAACCAGTTCACGCTCACCGTGACCGGCGCGGGTACGCAGGGCACCGTGGTCGGCAACGTGCTCCAGACGGTTACTGCGGCGACTGTCAGTACCATCGGCGCGGGCTACGGCACCACGGCGGCGCTGTTGACCACCGTGGGCGGCGTTCCGGCGGCCGGCACGATCACCAACAGTCCGGAGTATAACGGCCTGGCATGGCGTCCGCGCCCGGCGCAGGTCGGCTTTACGGTCGGCGGGGCGACGGGCTCCATTGGCCTTCAGCTCGGCACCATCTACGACGGTGGCTTGTTCCTGACCAACTCGGCGCCTGGCTTTGTGATTGGCCAACAGCCGATTGCATCTGGCACGCTGGTCTCGATCACCGTGGCGACTATCGCCCTGACCATGGGCAGCCGTCCCGACATCGTGACCCTGCAACCGGCACCGTAAATGGCAACGTACAGCCTCGCGCTGACTGGCCGACCTGCTGGGCAGACTTTTGCCGTCAGCTCGTTGGCGGTCAGCGACGCGGCTCTCGCTGACGGCAATCACAATCTGCCGATGCGGCTGGGTTCGCAGATTCTGTGCAAGAATCCCGATGGCTCGCAGACGTGGCATACGATCGATAACGAGCGCAGCACGCCGTCAAATCTTGTCATGAAGGCTGTGGGGCCTTAATACATAAGGCAGAGGAGAATCTGCCTTGTTAGCCCAGTATTTAACGCAGACGCAGCGGCTGTTGCAGCTTCCGGCCGCGCCTACTTCCCTGTACACTACGCCCGATTTGACGAGTTATATCAACACGGCGCGGGGCCAGCTTGCGGGCGAAGCCGAGTGCGTCCGCACCATAGGCACGATCAGCACGGTTGCCGGGCAGAATGCTTATCAGTTCAGCGCCATCAACATTGGGGTGCCGGCGACGACCGGCATTTATGGCATCCTTAATATTCAGACCATTCTCTACACGGTTGGTAGCGGCATGAGGCGGCTGAACACGCGCCCATGGCCGTGGTTCGAGCTTTACTACATGAACAACCCCGTGACGCAGCAGGGCGTTCCGACCGAGTGGAGCCGCTATGGGCAGGGCGCATCTCCAACGGCGACCGGCCCTACGCAGGGCGGCACATTCTACGTCAATCCTGTGCCCGACGACGTGTACGTGTTGAATTGCGATTGTGTCTGCTATCCGAGCGCACTGGCCGACGACACGACGGCTGAGTCTATACCCTATCCGTGGACCGATTGTGTGCCGTTCTTTGCCGCCTATTACGCTTATCTGAGCGCGCAGACCGGCGCACGGCAGGCCGACGCCGAGCGCATGTATAATCACTACGAGACCTTCCTGGCGCGCGCTCGCAAGCAGACGAACTCCTCGTTGCAGCGCTGGCAGCAGCCGCAGGCCGAGGACCCGGCGCAAGCGTCCAAGTTCGGCATTAGCGCGAGTGGTGGCTGATGGCAGACGATCTAGCAGCAGCGCGGGATGATGCAAACGAGAAAGGCTGGGTGAGCGGCCGGTCCGCTATGGATCGCGCCAAGATGCCGTTCTATCTCCAGCAACAGGGGCTGGCCAGTTATCCACAAGGAACGGCGGAAAGACCTGCGCCTTTTGTGGAGCCGCAATCAGCGCAAGAAGTGTCCGATGCGGTGCCACGGCTGCCTTCCTACGCAAAGCCGGGCAATTACAATACTGATCTCGGCGATCCGAAGACCGAGATGGCATTCCAGCAATGGGTGAAACAGAACAATATCCCGTTCGATCCGGCTGCGCCTGTGTCCGACTATGATATGCGCGGGTTTTACCAAGCGCTTCAGGCTGGCGATCCGAAAGCAAAAGAAGCTTTGAATCCAAATGATAGCCAGATGCACTTCCCTGATTATTGGAAGACGCCCTACCACGAGTCTTTTTCGAACGAGAGCCAGTGGGCCGACTCTAAGAAAGCTCCTAAGTGGAACGAGCAAGATCAGTTAGTAACTCCGGACGGCAAAGTTGTATTTGACGAGCGCAAAAAGAGCGTAAAGAACGCAGCGGCTAAAAATGAAGAAAATAAAGGACTGCTTTCCGAGCTAAAGGATTTGCTGACCAAGCACGGTCCCGCCATTAAAAAAGCTATACAACAGCGCCAGGGGCAGCAATAATGGCCCTATTTCAGTACATGCAGGACGTGCAGCGGTGGCTTCGCGAGCAGAAGCAGGAGTTCGTGAACACTGCCGACATCACGCGCTATATCAATCGCGCCCGAACGCTGGTCGCCTTGCAGACACAGTGCATCCGGATTCTTACGCCATCCAGCGGCATGATCAACGGCTATAGCATATCCGCACAAGGCTCTGGTTACACGAATCCAACCGTGACAGTGAGTGCGCCCGATTTTCCGAGCGGGGTGGCACCTAATCCGAACGGCCTTCAAGCAACGGCGAACGCCACGGTGATCAGCGGACAGATCGTGCAGATTGATCCGATCGTTGGTGGGCAAGGATATTTCCAGCCGACTGTCACGATCACCGATCCGACCGGCACGGGCGCCGCGGCGAGTGCCAACGTGGTCGGCATCAATCTACTCAAGCAGGGCCAGGAAGTTTATACTTATGCAAGCATCGATTTGTCGGGCAATCCCGGCTGCAAGTCGGTGTATGCCGTGCGCGACGTTGCAATTATTTATTCCGGGTATCGCTATGCGGTGGAGTACATGCCGTGGAGCCGCTACCAGATTTACAGAGCGTACCCCTACTCCTATCAGTATACACCGAGTCTATATTCACAGCGTGCGCAAGGCGCGGGCGGCGATCTGTATTTTTATCCCTTGCCTTCGCAGAATTTGCAGGCTGAGTTTGACTGTCAGTGTTTGCCGTCCGATCTGATCGACGATCAGAGTGTCGAGGCCATCCCCGATCCTTGGGGTGAGGTCGTTGCATATGCTGCGTGCCAATACGCAATGCAAGAGCTTGGTAACATGAATGCCGCCAAAATGTACAAGGACCTCTACGCACAGAACCTGCTGTTGTATTCGCAGGCAACGCGCGTTGGGAGATCGGCCAATCCATATGGCAGGCCGTAATGCCCATAGCCGACCCAAAATTCAAGGTTGAAGCCCCCGGCGGCGAGCAGAGCAATCCTTATCTGCCGCCTGGCCCTCCCGATCCGTTATTGTTCGAGGAGTTCGAGGGCATCAACACCGCGACGACGCGGCCCGGTGTCGACGACAAGCAGGCAGCGTGGCTCGACAGCTTCATGCCGCTGTCGCGGCGCAATCTGCGAACCCTGTGGGGCGTCTCAAGATTGTGGACGCCGGCCGATGCCGACACCATCCAGTTTTTTGATTTCTTCAATATTGGTGCCACACCTTACGCGCTTGCAATCACGAGTTTGGGAGAGATTTACGCGGTCAACACCAGTACCGGCATTGCCAACTCGATCGCGGGACCCGGCACCATAACCAATCCGACCCGTACCAACGTGGGCCTTACGCAATGGGGCTCGCAGTACGTCATTATTGTTGCTAACCAGACCAACGGCTACTGGATGTGGGACGGCACCACGTTTTACACGGCGGGCGGTGCTGCTCCTGGCGGCGGCGTGCTGCCGACCGGCATTCAGGGCACCGCAGTCCAGACTTATCAGGGCCGCGTCTGGGTCGCCAATGGCGCGACGGTCACGTTCTCCGCGCCCGGCTCGTTCAAGGACTTCGCTACGGGCGACGGCGGCGGCAGTTTCACCTCGACCGACAGCTTCCTGCGTGTCGGCTACACGCAATTGATACAGACCAATGGGTTTCTCTATCTTATTGGCGACTCGTCCATCAACTATCTGTCGGGTGTGCAGACGGCGGGCTCGCCGCCGACCACGACCTTCACCAACCAGAACGCCGACCCCGAAGTGGGGACGCCATGGCCCGCCACGGTCGACGTCTATGGACGCGATATTGTTTTTGCCAATGCTTTCGGCGCGCATGTCAGCTACGGCGCGGCGGTGACAAAAATAAGCGAGCCGCTGGATGGCATCTACAACACGGTGCCTAATTTCGGAAACATCACACCGAGCGCCGCCAAGGCTATCATCTTCGGCAAAAAAGTATGGATGCTGCTGTTGCCGATCATCGATCCGATCTCGGGGCAGCAGGTCAACAAGCTGCTGATGTGGAATGGTAAGATATGGTGGGCGGC